TAAAATGACGATTTGGTTAATCAAGGAAGGGGATCATTACAATTTAATAAAGGTGGCAGAGTAAACAAAGCAGTAGGTGGATCACTTGATCCAGCAGCTAGACAAAAACAATCGCAATTAGATTTTTTAGCAAGACAACCAGGTGCGCAACCCGCACAACCACAACCACCAACAGCTAACCCTGCTCCACAACAACCCGCAGTTAATCCTCAACAACCTGCAGTTAATCCCCAACCACCAACTCAAGCTCCATCTCCTTTTGATATGTCCAAATATCAGGGTGGTACATTTACAGGTGGTATAGAAGACTCAAGAAATATTGCTCTTAATCAATTAGCAGGTCTAGGAGTTGATACTAGTAAGTATTCAAAAATGACGGCAACAGATACAAGTGGACCAAAATTTCAAGGTCTTTCAATGAATGAAATTTTTGCAATGGATGAAAACACAGCCAAAGAGACACTTGGTTTTGATCCAGCTGTTGAAGGTTCAAATGCTGAGTTTGAAGAATTTTTAAGAGTTAATGATCCAGGTCCTCAAATGATTGGACCAGGTGGTCCTGCAGGAATGAAAACTGAATTCATGAATCAAGATGAACTTTCACAGATTTTAAACAGAGCGATTCCAAGTTATATGCAATATGCTCAAGAAATTGGTGAAGACTATACTCTAGACGAAATGTTAGCGATGAGTGATGATGAGCTTGCAATGATAGAGGATAGATATAATAAGAAAATGGGTTATGGTCAGTCTAGACCGACTAGTAATATTAATACAGGAAGTACAGATAAATCACAGGTACAAGAAACCATGGAACAGTATAAAAATATTCAAAACCAAGGTACAGGAATTGGTTTAGGTTCTCAATATGCAACAGGTGGCAGAGTAGAACTTAAATATGGTAGTGATCGTTACGGACAATCTAAAAAAGTTAAAAGTTCTATGAATGTAGATTATAATGATCCATTTAAAAAATTAATGAGTAATGATTCAGGTAGATTTATAAAATCTACGTCAAGCTTAACAAGGTATGCTAAAAATTTAAATAAATTAAAAAATAGTAAACAATCAAAAGCTGCATTAAGAAAAAGTCTTTTAGTGCAAAATGAAAAAACTAGAAAAGACGCTTTAAAAAAATTAGCTTTATTAAAGAAATTATATTCTGGTGGTAAGAGTGTATAAGCCAAGTCAAAGTCATCAAAAGTTTTTAGATATTATTACAGAGAAAAATCGTAAAGGTTTTGCAATAGGTGGTGGTAATTTTTATGGCACTAATCTCGGTACTCGTGAAGGGTTTTCTAAATATCAAGGTGCGAGAGGAAAAGCTAGGGAAAAAGGAACTACTATAAATAATTTATTTGAGAAAGATCCTACTTTAAAAAATAACATAAAAAAAGAATACGCAAAAGGATCTGGTGCAGATAGAATTATAAGAGATTTAAATTTAAAAGATAAAATTAGTCCTAAAGCTCTTCAAGATTATATTGTTGAACAATTAAATACCGGTAAATTTAAAATTAGAAAAGCAAATAAAACACCGGATACTGTTAAACAACCAGGAAAAGAATCTAGAAAATTTATGGACTACATAGAAAATATAATAGATCAAAACCCTGGTAAAAAAAATATGTTTCAAAATCTAGAAGCTTCGGATGTAATTAAAAATTCAGGTGCAGATATTAATACAGCTAATGCAACTAGAATTTTAAGTAAGATATATAATTTAGCAACTAAAGGAGCTAGACTTGAAAAGTTTTATCCAAACATAGAGAAAAGAGCAGTTGAATTAATAAACAGTGGAATGGGTACTCCAGACATAACAAACACTTTAATAGAAGAAGGTTTAATTAACAGACAAATAACTAAAGATAATAAAACTAGTTATAGAGCTACAAAAAATTATTTTCAAAGATTAATTGATAGTAATAAAACAAAAGTTAAAAAACTAACTGCACAACCTGGAGATATAGTAGATGTAACTACAAGAAATTATAGAGATACTGCAATTAAAAATTTACTAGATAATCAATCTTCACCTATTACCGCTAATAGAATTTCTACAATTATTAGTGAAGAACTTGGAGAATCAGTATCTCCTCAATATGTTAACTCTTTTTTTAAAAGAAATAATATAGATATTGATAAATATATTCAAACATCTGCTGAAAGAATTTTCCCTGAAGTAAAAGCATTAGATAAAATAGTTAAAAAAAATATAAAATATTTAACAGATCCAAATATTACTTTTGTTGATAAAGGAGACTTTTTAAATGATGAGTACATAAAAGTTATGGGAAAAAACAAAGGACAAACCGTAACTGCCAACGAAGCTGGACTGAGACTTAAAAAATTATTATCACTCTACGCTGGAACAGATCAAAGATATAATCCAGGTCTATATAATAAAATAAAACCTTTAAAAAATTATACAAATTCTGGTATACAAAAAAATTTAATAGGCCTTGCTTCTAATTTATCTAGATCTTCAAATGTTGATGTAGCAAGAATGCTTGGTCTGCCAAAAAAAGATATTGAACTTCTACAAAATCTACAAAAAGCGACATCTCAATTAGGAGATTTTAAACTAGCGGGAGATCATACGGACATAAAAGCTATAATGAGTGATTTTCCTAATTACAAAAAAAATTTTATGAGAATTCAATATGTATCCAATGATTTAAATACTTTAAAATCTACTTATGATAAAAAAATAATAGCGTTATACAATTCTGCAAAAGCAGGAGCGGCTCCAAAAACAATAATACCTAAATTAGAAGAAATACAAAATGATTTTAAAACTAAAACTGGATATGACATAGGAGGATTTTCATTTAAGAAAAACGGTAAAATAGCAATCGATCCTCAAACAGTAGCTATTAATGAATACAGATATCCAATAAATGATAATATTATAAAAACTATGGGTAACATAGAAGCCTATGAAAATAAAAAATATAAAAATCCTTTAGATCAAGAAGTAATAAGCGCTCAAGGTAGCCCAAATAAATTAAAAGCTATTTATGAAAAATACAAAGGTAATTTAAAAGTTATTGATAATAGTAAATATGTAAAAGCATTAGATAATGTTCCAAAGTTAAAAGGATTTAAAAATGCACTTTTGTATGGAGGAGCAGGTACAGCTGCAATACTTACTACAGCTGCTAATGCAGATACAATCAATGAGTTTTCTCCAGAAAAAGAAGAAGGGTTTACAACAGGACAAAAACTTGCAGGTGCAGGAGCGACGGCAGGAATAGCTTATAAATATGGTAAGCCGATTCTAAAAACAGCAGCTAAAATTTTTAAACCATTTGGTTTTCCATCTGTAGCTACAGGACTTGCAGCCAAAGAATTATTAAGTGATGATCCCAATCTTGGTATAGCTGGAGCCGAGTTGCTTGCACCAGAACTTGTTAAACAAGCAGGTGTAAGAGGTTTACTAGCTAATCCTTATCAATTAGCTGAAAAAGCTGCAAAGTTTGGAAAAATAGGAAGAGGTGTTGCATCTCTTGCAAGAATACCATCGTTGATGACACCAGTAGGTCTTACGTTAATGGGAGTTGAAGGTGTAAGAATGGCTAAAAGAGAACAAGATAGAATTAATAAAATGAGACGTGAGGAACCGGAAAAGTATAAGGAGTATATTGATGAGTTAGACTCTTATGGAGAGTTTTCAGCGTAATGACTAAATATCCAAAAGTACACTTATTACCCCCTAAATCCGGACCTCAACCACAAGGCTTGAATTTAAAATATAACAATGTTAAAACAGTTCGATTGGAGAAAATAAATGGCAGAAATAGACAAAGCGCTACCAAACGTAGATGAGACTATAGAAGTAACTCAAGATGAAATGGTTCAAGAAATATCTGAACCAGAAAATGCAGATTTTCCTACAGAGGTATCTGAAGTAGTTGAAAACGAAGATGGATCAGTAGATATTAATTACGGTGATGAACAAAACTTACCGCCCCCAACAGACCATAACGCAAACTTAGCAGACTATTTAGATGAAACAGAGTCTGGTAAATTAAGTGCTGAGTTAATTGAAAACTATAAAGATTATAAAACATCAAGAAAAGATTGGGAACATACATACACAACTGGACTTGATTTATTAGGATTTAAATATGAAAAAAAATCAGAACCATTTCAAGGTGCCTCGGGCGCGACTCATCCGGTTTTGGCTGAAGCTGTTACACAGTTTCAGGCTCTCGCTTATAAAGAGTTACTCCCGGCTACTGGACCAGTAAGAACACAAATTTTAGGAATTAATACTCCAGAAAAAGTTCAACAAGCGAACCGTGTAAAAGAATTTATGAATTTTCAAATCATGGATCAAATGAGGGAATACGAACCTGAGTTTGATTCTATGTTATTTCATCTTCCACTAGCTGGATCAACTTTTAAAAAAGTTTACTATGATGATTTATTAGGACGAGCTGTTTCTAAGTTTGTCCCTGCTGACGATTTAGTGGTTCCATATTCTGCTACCTCATTAGAAGATGCGGAATCTATCGTTCACGTAATTAAAATCACAGAAAATGATTTGAGAAAGCAACAGGTTATGGGTTTCTACAAAGATGTAGAAATACCTCTACCTGGTCAAGGAAAAGAAAGCGAAATTGAAAAAAAAGAACATGAATTAGAAGGTGTAAAGAAAACTGGAAGAAACGAAGACTTACATACTCTTTTAGAATTTCATGTTGATTTAGATTTAGATGGTTTTGAGGATGTTGGACAAGATGGTGAGCCAACAGGAATTAAACTACCTTATGTTATAACTATTGATGAAGACTCACAAGAAATACTATCTATTAGAAGAAACTACATACAAGATGACCCATTAAAAAAGAAAATAAATTATTTTGTACACTTTAAATTTTTACCAGGACTAGGTTTTTATGGTTTTGGTTTGATTCACATGATTGGTGGATTATCAAGAACAGCAACAGCTGCCTTACGATCTTTGTTAGATGCAGGAACGTTATCAAACTTACCTGCAGGATTTAAACAAAGAGGAATAAGAATTAGAGATGATGCACAATCAATTCAACCAGGAGAATTTAGAGATGTAGATGCGCCAGGCGGAAGTATAAGAGATGCTTTTATGATGCTTCCATACAAAGAGCCTTCACAAACTCTACTACAGCTTATGGGTGTCGTAGTTAGTGCAGGACAAAGATTTGCTTCAATAGCAGACCTGCAAGTAGGAGATGGGAATCAGCAAGCCGCGGTGGGTACGACAGTTGCGTTGCTTGAAAGAGGAAGCAGAACGATGTCTGCAATTCACAAAAGAATTTACTCTGCATTAAAAGAAGAATTTAAATTACTTTCAGGAGTTTTTAAAACATACTTACCCCAAGAATATCCTTACGACGTTGTCGGTGGTCAAAGAACTGTTAAACAAATGGACTTTGACGATAGGATAGATATATTGCCAGTTGCTGACCCGAATATTTTCTCACAATCACAGCGAATATCTTTAGCGCAAACAGAGTTACAGCTGGCAATGTCCAACCCTCAAATTCACAACACATACAATGTTTATAGAAACATGTATGAAGCTTTAGGTGTAAAAGATGTAGATTCAATATTAGTACGTCCTCAACCACCGGCTCCAAAAGACCCCGCACTAGAACATATTGATGCAATGGGACAAAAACCTTTTCAAGCATTTCCTGGACAGGACCATAGAGCACACATTACAGCTCATATGAATTTTATGGCAACTAATATTGCCAGAAACAATCCAATGATTATGGCTAGTCTTGAAAAAAACATTTTTGAACACATTTCATTGATGGCTCAAGAGCAAGTTGAGATGGAAATGGCACAAGACATACAACAAATCCAACAAATACAACAACAAGCTCAACAAAATCCACAGATGGCACAAAATCCTCAGCTTCAACAACAGTTAAAACAGTTTTCAGATAAGTTTGAAGCAAGAAAAGCTGTATTGATTGCTGAAATGACTGAAGAATTTATGAAAGAAGAAAAAGATATTACTTCTCAGTTTGATAATGATCCTCTTGCTAAGCTAAAAGCTAGAGAATTAGACTTAAGAGCCGCTGAAAACCAAAGAAGAAAAGAATATGACTCTAAAAGAATTGAATTAGATCGTATGAAAGCGGTTATGAACCAACAAAACCAAGACAATAAGTTAGAACAGAACGAAGAATTAGCTGAAATGAGAGCTGAGACATCTATTGAGAAAACTTTATTGCAAAATGCACTTAAAAAAGATACATAATAATTAAAATAGGAGACTTATGATCAAAACCCAATCTAAACACGT